CAAAGAGTTTGCTGGTAAGAAACTTGAAAGGGAGAAGAAATAATGCCGTTTGTACTTTCACAGAAGAGCGCAATGAAGATGCAGGGGGTTGACCCAAAGCTTGTGTCTGTCATCAACAGGGCTATTCAGCTAAGCGAGATTGACTTCTCGATTACTTGCGGACTTCGTACTCAAGCAGAGCAGGAAGAGCTTTTCAAGAAGAAGGCTACGCAGACACTTAAGTCAAAGCATCTGGATGGCAAAGCCGTTGACGTAATGGCTTTCAAGGATGGAAAGGGTAGCTGGGATCTACCACTGTATGTAAAGATTGCAGACGCAGTAAAGGCTGCTGCAAAGGAGCTTGGTGTACAGGTGCGGTGGGGTGCAGCGTGGTCTGTACCAGACATCAGCAAGTGGGAGGGATCAATGCAGGAGGCTATGGATGCATATGTAGCTGAGTGCAAGAAGAAGGGTACGAGACCCTTCATTGATGGTCCTCACTTTGAAGTACCGTGAAAAGGAGATATGAGTGTCATGGACTTTGGAAAGGTAGCTTCAGGCATTTTAGGCGCAGTCGCTCCCGTATTAGGCACAGCCATTGGCGGGCCTTTCGGAGGAATGGTAGCCTCAAAGCTTAGTGAGATCCTTCTGGGTAAGCCGGATGGATCAAAGGATGAGATTGAACAGGCTCTAGAGAAAGCCTCTCCTCAACAGCTTCTAGATATCAAGAAGGCAAACAACGAGTTTCTTGTGAAGATGAAGGAGCTTGATGTCGATGTAGAGCGGCTTCACTCAGAGGACAGGAACTCTGCTAGAAACAGGGAGATCCAAGTACGTGACAAGATGCCAGCCATCCTTGGCATCCTGACCCTTGTGTCCTTCTTTGGCTTTATTGGAATGGTCACGTTCTCTCCACTAGCTCGTGGAGCCGACATGAACTTCATCACGCTAGCTGTAGGTTGGCTTGGTGGAACAGCTAGTACTGTTGTCTCTTACTACTTTGGGAGTAGCAGCGGAAGTCAGATGAAGAATACAATCATAGCCAACAAGCTAGAAGAGGACAAAAAGAAGTAAGGTCTTCTTACTCTTTAGGCTTTTCCTCTTCAATTGTTTCAGTGGAAATGTCGTAGGACATATCTACTTCTTCAATGTCGTCGGACGCAGACATCTCTTCGGTGTCTTCATCCGGCGACATTTCTGTTTTGGAAGCTTCTTCATCGTCCGCAGACATGGAAAAGAAGCTGCACTTCATGAGGATACGCATGGCGCGTTCCTCTCCCAAGATCTCAAGGCTCCTGACGATATCCTCTTCAAGATCCTTGATGCTCTTGGGGTTCTCTGTCTCAATGCCATCCTTGACTTTGGTGAGAAGCTCTAGAGCCTTTAGGGCGCTCTGAGTGTGGTTATTGTTCTTGGCATACTCGTACTGCTTCTCAATCTCAAGGATAACATCGATGTCAGTGACGCCAGTACTGTCTAGCTCTGCAATCCGAGCAATGATGTCTGGGTTCTTGAGAAGCTTGCTACCGGTAACGCTAGCAGATATCTGAGAGTATCCGGCAGCTTTTGCCGAGGCTGTAGCGTTGCGCGTTACAAGGTAGTTTCGTACAAACTTCTCATGCTTTTCCTGTAGCTGTGGCATGTCAAGCTGCTACCTTTGGAAAGTACTCTGAGTAGTACTTCTTCTTTCCGTGATACGACTTGTCGTATAGCTGGGAGACCAGAGTGTCCTTTCCGTGAAAGTGGATGGTCATGTCGATTTCCTTGTTGTCAAATAGACGCTCGCAATCCTGAGCTAGTGCTAGAAGCTCTCCAGTAGTCCAGAAGGACTTGCCGTGACACTCTACGGGAATGTACTTCTTTCTATCGTCTTCAAGCTTCTCATTCTTCATCTCTTCAGCCATATTTGGGATCGAAGCATCAAACCCAAAGAGATGGAACTGACGGAAGCCGACAATGTGGAACATGCCGATAGCCCGCATGGCAGAGCAAGTACCGCCAGTTACAAAGGTAGCATCATCGCCTAGATCAAGTTTTGTCTCGACGGTGAAGTTCTTTGGGTTGGCTGCTTGCTGGATAGCCTCCGAAAAAGCATGCCAACCGTAGATGTTGTCTGTCTTCTCCATCAAAAGCTTTGTCACGCTTGTGTCGGTCATTGATGCCAGCAGGAACTTGGTCTCCTTTTGGATATCCTTGAATAGTTCAGTACGTACAATGCCGTGTGTAGACGTACCAGTAACTGGTCGTGGATCTAAGATCACGCAAGCATACGGAACAATCCCATTCTTTAGGAGAGTTGGGTAGCTGTGCTTGACACAGATAATCTTTGAGTTGTGCCTCCTTGAGAGTTCCTTTACCTTCTCAAAATCGGTGGACGGACCAGCAGAGACGATGATGGCATGCTCGTCATTGGTAGTGTACTTTCGCACAAACTTCCAATCCTTGATAAGCTTCATGTTCTCCTTGATGTTGTTAAGGATATACTCTTTTGGCATGCTGTCCCTTGGCTGCACAACAATCGGGACCATCATGATATCCTTGCGGATATCCTCAAGTTCCTTGTTGTTCAGAAGGACAACCAGATGGGTAATGCCTCCACCCTTTACCTTGTCAGTCGAAGGTACAACTGCAATGCGCTTGCCTTCATCCTTAAGCTTCTTGAATAACCTGTTGGTGCCTTGATGTTCTTCGCCTAAGATCTTTCCATCAGCATCCTTTGAGAAGTAATCGTCAAACACGATGACTGGGACATTTTTCAGGTTCTCATAATCGGACACTACGGTAGTCTCGCTGTGACCACCATCAATGTATGCAAAGTCAATTGGTGGCAGATTTGCAACACTGTTGGTTAGTGTTACCTTTGAGTCTCCCTTGTGGAGTTCACAGGTAAAGGTCTTGCCCTTCTCCTTCATCTTATCAGCAAACTGCATTAGACGCTCACGAATAGCATCGATTGTGTTATGCCTCTTGGAGTTCAGTTCAACCTTGTCTAGCTCCTCCGTGGCCTCTTCGAAGAGATCATAGCCTGTGTAGTGAACGTCATCAAGCGTCTCAAAGGCAGCTAGGGACATCTCAATGGCTCTACCGCCATTCCAAGTCCCAACCTCTACGATGTGAGCCTTCTTGTCGTCCTTCTTGCCTACGTACTGTCGGACTAGATCCGCAAGCTTCTTGTATCTACTGGCCCTGACATCGGGAGCTACTCCAGTTGGTGCATCCTTCAGGTTGCCTTTGAAGTGGACCATGTACTGGCTTAGTGGAGACTGTGCGAATGCTGCAAGCCCTACGGCATTGGCAGAAAGGTTTTGTACGTGTGCACCATGAGCTTGGTAGATCTTCAGGAGACGCTCAAAGATAAAGCCATCATGCCATTCCCTGTAGGCTGTAACCTCTCCAATGTCATAGCAGCCACGAAGATCAGCAAGAAGAAATGGACTGACATTCTTGTTGAACATGTTAAATGCAATGAAGGATGTTTCGCTGTAGTCAGCATCCTTCCGACCTAGATGAACAATGTCTGCATTTCTGGCTAGGATCTCTAGGAGCTTGTCCTTTGAGAACGGCTTTGTCGTAATAGTGTCAGCATCAAGCCAGCACAGCCAGTTGCCATGCTCTACAGTCTCATCGTACAGAGCATACTGCGTAAGCGCGTAGACCTTGTGACACCACTTGACTGCATCCAGACGCCAGTTGTACGGGGTCTTTCCACCCATCGTGCCATCGTACGTCTTCATGCGCTCACGGTAAGAAAGCATGGGCTTGACTAGATTGAGGTTCCTGTACTCAATCTTAGGTGAAGATGGAAAGTCATTTACTGTCTCAGACGAGCAGTCGTGGAAGTACGCTACAAGCTTTAGATCATCCTTCCAGTTCTCTACGACAGAGAGAAGCATGTTCTTGGCATACTTCTTGAAACCTTCTTCGCTAAACGAAGTTACAAATGTAATCATGATTGCTTGCTCTCTCCCGTGTACGCTTTCCTTAGACGTTCCCATTCGTCCGTGTACGCTTTCCTTAGACGTTCCCATTCGTCTGCGTAAACACCGTCAATGTCTCTGGAAGGACGCCAGTTAGGGTATACCGGACCTCCTGTTGTGAAGTGTACGATTGCTGGGTCAATTGATGGGTCGGAATGACCATCAAGCCAATTCCACTTGTGGTCAAAGCCATGAATAAGGCTTTCGCCGTAGGACAGATTGTACTGATCTGGATCCGGTTTTCCTATGAATGGCTCGTCTAGCCAAGTAAAGCTGTGTAGCCAACTCCCAGTTCGGTAGTTGACGTTTGTAACATCAAGGGACTTGTTTGCTTCGTGGTTGCAGTTAAACATCATCAAGGATGACCAGTTCTTCCTGAAGTACCTTGTCTGTGCAACTCCATCCATCTTGACTTCAGCAGTAGGATTGTAGTCATGCTTGACACATCCAATAGCTTTGTCCATTGGGAAGGTCTCAAATAGCTCAGCAATATCCGCGCGAGCGTACATGTCGCAGTCCATGAATAGGACTAGACCCTTGTGGTTCTCAATATACGGCTTGTAGAAATGTTCAAAGAGGACTGGTGTCAGGAATCTGGTAAAGCTGAACTCCGTAGAGAATGGCTTTCCGTCGATTACGTCAATGTTCTGTCCGTTTACCTTTTCACTCTTTCTGTAGTACAGGGTTAGATCCCTAAGTTCCTTCTGGACAATAGGCTGAACCATAAGCCTAGACTTTGAAAGCTTGTGCAAGGTACTCTTGAGTACTCTTGTGTAGATTGCCTCTTTTGGATCGTATCCAATGAGGACAGTGTAGGTATTAGACATCAATCACCCTTTTGAATTAGACCTCACGTTATTGGTCTAAAGCCCTAACCAATTGCGACATGCTTTATGCATGTATGGCTGTGGCCTTTCTCACTTATCAGTTGATATCAAGCTTCTTTGCGTTCTTCTTTTCTTGATCGATGATATCAATCTGAACTCGTAGGAGACCATTCACGAACTCCGCTGATGTAGCCTTGGAGTTATGTGGAGTAGTGAACTTGCGCTTGAATGGTCTGCGAGCAATGCGACGCTCAAAGTATACGTGTTCTAGATTGTGTCCTAGTGTGTCATCCCTTTCAACCGGATTGCCAGTGATAACGAGTCCCATATCGGTGACCTCAATATCAATCTCTTCTCGACTGAACCCAGCTAGGGCTAGTTCGACATAGAATGAATCTCCCTTTCGATAGATGTTGTAGGGAGGATAGGCTTCTTGATTTAGAGACAGTGGATTCATCATAGCCTCAATGTCGAAGTCCTTTAGAAGTCGTGTCAGCATAGTCTTATACCTCCTATTAGAGCGTATGTGGTTACGTTAGAAGCCCTTAATCAAAGGCTTACTGGTGACGAAGACCCTTTTAAAGGCATCTTCGCCACCAATATATCCAATACTTGATGGAAAGTCAAGTCTTATTTTGTCAGGTCTACAATCTCACAGGCTCCGGAAGCGCAAGCTAGTGTTTGAGTTCCGAAGGTGCTGTCCTCCTTCTCGTAGAGGGACAGTGCAGACCAGTCAATAGTCGTTGGCATGTTCTTCAGCATCCTTGTGTAAGTCTCCTCATCGGTATCTTGATAAGGTGCCTGTGGATAGATATGGTCATCGTGAGGAAGAAACGAGATACCAGAGCAGATGTCAAAGTTCTCGTAGACCCAAGCACCTACAGCCATCCACTCATTGTCCCGTACGTTGATTGTCACTGATGGCTTATGCTCTGTCCAGTTGAGAGCGTACGTCTTCCATACCTCAAGCTGGTCAACAGCAGACATGTCTCGCCTTAGAATTGATCTTTCTGGAGCCTTCATCGGGAATGAGAACACGACAGTATCATTAGGATGGAAGACTTCGGGTTCGTTGGGGATTCCGGAGTCCATCATTAGGCGAGTAAGCGGATCTTTGATGTCGCCACGGACAGTACGGACGTAGTAGTCATTGTGCCGTGCGTGGATGCCGCTAGCAGCGTCAACAAGCTGGCTGACGGTGCCAGATGGCTTGATGCACGTGATAGCTGTCGATTGCTCAATCCCGAGAAGCTCTGACCACTTCTTGTTGACTTCTACAGCGCAGTCACGAAGAGACTTAAGCGTCTCTGGGTCTGGATTGGATGTCAGAGGATTGTCCATGATACCCGTGAGAGATACACCTAGAAGCCTTTCTTCTTTAGTGTTCTTCTGCCAAACCTTGCGTAGGTAGGGGAAGTTCACAAACGTAGACTGGATTGTCCCAAGGATGGTGGCATTGCGGATCTTGACAAGTAGATCATCATACGTGTCGGTGCTACGGACAACAACCTCGGTCAAGTTACAGAACTGGTTGTTTCGTAGAATGATCTCGCTGCAAGGATTTGTCCCAAAGTCATGATTGGAATCCCTTCGACCATTACGCGCTACGTGTCTCTGTGCAGCATACCTAGCAAAGATACCACGTTCGCCACTCTTGCTTTCCACAAGGGATAGCCATTCCTTCATGAATGAAGTCATGAATGGCTTGTCGGTGTACACAGCAGAGTTGTTGGCTAGAGTACGCTGTGGGTTTGATCTCCACCACTCTCCACTCTTACAAACACGCATACGCTCGTCAGAGAGATCTGACAGGGAGATCATTGCAGATCGACGTACACCACCGACCACAACGACATCTCCAATCTTGCACATGATGTCGTGACACTCAATGGAGTTAAGCTTTCTGCCGCTAGCTTTCTTGAAGATGTCAACGACAAAGGAGAATAGCTGGTTCAGAGGCTCCGGACCACTAGCCCTGCCGCCAAAGGTCTTCAAGCGAGAACCAGCAGGACGGATCTTGGATAGATCCCAAGACGGGATTTCTCCGCTGTAGAGCATGGCGATAAGCTTGCGAAGAGCCTTTGCCCAGCCTTCCTTTGAGTCATGGACAACGATGACATCGTCGGATGTAAACATCTTGTCCGGCACTTCTGGAAGGTTGTTGATGGCTTCAGTCTCGACTGAGAAGCCTACACCTGTACCACATAGAAGGATGAACATGGCTTCATCAAAAGACTTGATGTCGTCTACAGCCAAGTAAGAGCAGTTGTACCCACAAGTGTTGTCTCGCTCCAGAGCAGGACCAGCAGTCATCAGCATTCGCATCGACGGCATGACCTCCAGATTGAAGATTGCCTCGCGTAGAATGCTGATGGTTTCTCCGCTATTCTTGCCGAGAACGGGGCGAACTACATTGTCGATGTATCGATCAACAGTCTCTGCCCAAGTCTCCCTTCGGTTCTTGTCCTCTAGCCATCGTGCATAGCGGCTAAGAGCGATAAACGTCTGGTAATCTGTTGGCAAGTACTGTGGCTCGTTAGGGCGATCCTTCTGCTGCATGGCTGGTATGTCCTCAAATAAAAGATGGTTGAAGAGACAAAAATCCCGTCTGGGATCAATGGCTTATCGCTCAAAGTTCCCAGACGGGATGATGTATGTGTTCGTGTGTACTGGTTAACTTAGGTAGGCTTGTCTTTAGTTTCAACCCTGTTATCGTGGATCGAAAGCATAATGATCGCATAGTGAAGGATCTTTAGCAAGTCCTTCCTGTTGTACCCATCCTTGCGACCATACCGCTGCCAGTACTTGAGGATGCTGCCCATGCAGAACCCCTCACCATATCCACTATCGATCATGATCTCCGTTGCTTGCATCTTGCTCTTGGCATAGTGAGCGGAGTACGTTGAGTCAATGTACTCCTTTAGCTCAGCAATATGCTTTGCCTCATTGTATTTATACACAATGAAGTCAGAAGATAGATCTGGATAGATCTGTGTTTCATCCGTGGATGAAGGGATGTTGACGTTGTACTTTACCTGTGGATCGTAGAGATACATTGGCCCCTTCATGTCATTGATGTATGGGTCATAGATTACATCACCAATCTTGAACTTGTCAATCATTGAGGACTGTGTTGATTCGTTTCCTGACATACTTGATCTCCTTTGTCTTTATGACCTTGAATGCAAATGATCGCACAAACTGTGGCTCAAGTCCAGCCATGTCGCAGACATCGACAAAATCTTGACAAGTGACCCCTACGGAAGAGAAGAACCAAGCTTGTGCCTGTGCACGAGCCAAGGCTTCTTCCTCTGGCTCGTTTTCATAGGCTGGTTTAGTAGCATCAAGAAGTGCTTGAAGAATTACCGTACGAAAGAGGATCAACTCTTGTGGGGTTGATGGTCCGTACGAGTCAAGTCTTAGTACTTCTCCGAGGCTTTGAAGGCTTTCTCTTCTTTTCTCTTCCATTGGTTTTCTCTGCGACCTTGTACAGTCTTACTGTATCTAGACTATTGCGCTTCTTCCTAGACCATTGCTTTAGTGTTTCTACGTCCTTTGCATCACAGCATTCAAAGCCGTGTTTTTTACACCAGTCCTCGTATGTCGTGGGGGAGTTCTTGTGTAGCTTGTTCTTCTTGTTTCCAAAGACAAAGTGGACATTGAGGTCGGGATAATTGTACTTGAGCAGTAGATGCTTCTTCCTGTCTTGTGCAGTGAAGTATCCCTTCACCTCAATAAGGACATCGTTGCCCAGTACAAAGTCTGGAGTGTACTTATGGTCTTCTGGAATAGTGCTGTAGAGGATCTTGATTGGTTCAAACTTGGCATCGATACCATTGGATGCTAATGTGGCACTTACCTTCTTCTCAAGTCCAGATCTGAAGTTCATGTTTCAAAGA